GTCTTGAACAACCTCTAATATAGTTTTCCCTGCTATAACCGCCGCTGATGCAGCGGCCCAGTCAGTTCTCTCGCCCTGCCGGGATATTTCACCATACTCTTTGAAATCTTTCTGCTTCTGACAATATTCAGAAGCCTGCTTCGCAGTACCACGCCTAACCTCAAAATGACATTGTCCCATTAATTTTTTAAAGTTTGACCAACCTTGACCCGGGGACCGGGGGTTGTTAAACTCTATGTATCCTTGTAAATGTGGAGTCCCACTCTCTCCTACTTCCTTGCCATAAACTAAATAACCTACTGACTTAGCCAAGTCATCAAGCCGAGCAATATCTGCAGGTACGTAGTTGTTCAGGGTGAAGCAAACGTTACGGACCTTGGCCGGAACAGAAGTGAGCGGAACAGAAGTCGCCATGGGTAATACTAAACCATGGCTCCCTTTTTCCTGGGCCAGCGTGCCGCTGGCTGAATTACTCTTGATATACCTTTAGTATACCTGCATGTGTTGGGCCACTGCCCCCCAAAGGGGGGAGTGGCCTAAGACCTTTCTGCTTAACTGTAGGCGCTGAGTCCCGTGAGCGCAGTGCATTGCGCTCGCGTGCCCGCGGGCATAAACATATAATTGCTGCTGCACGCCAGTAAATGCAAACCTACTACATGTCCTTAAAGGACAGCTGAGTCACATAAGTCTGCTCCAGCCTAGGAAGTGTCAGTGTAGTTGTAGAATCCGAAGGGTTGAACCAGTCGATGAAACCCATTGCCATAAATATACTAGAATTTGTTGGAGCATTGAGCACTGCTGGACCGGGAGATGGAGAAGTAGCATCTTCAGGGTACATTAAAACCTTTGGAAGGTGCTTAGTAAGATTCAGGGAATAATCTGCATACCACGTATGACTATTAGCTACGCAAGCAACTGCATCCGTTGGAGGAATACCAGTACCAGCATTAGGATTCATATAGGCGCCCCCATAACGCAAAGTGATTTGCTTTCTTTGCAGAACATGATAATACTGTTTGGCAACAGGCATACCATTATTCTGCGGAATACCAGTAAAAGGTACAGTTGTACCCTCACCGGTTTCCAGTAACTGTGTAAAATTGTTATTAGCATAGAGATTTGTGTAATCTTTGAGACTTACATGCTGAAGAACATAAATATAGACCTTAAAATCGGAAGGATTGAGCTTAATAAGCGTCCCTGATAAATCACACCTTACACTACCACGTAAACTAAGGGAACTGGGACGAATACGCTGACCGATACGCTGCCAATCATCTGTGCCCTGAGTCACAAACGGAATTAACTGCAGTATATCAGTATTATTGCTTCCTATAACATTGTTTTGAAGAGCCCAGCCACGTTTGGAAAATAAACCATCGGAACGAGCTGTGGAAGTACCATCATTAAAACTGCAATAAAAAGCAGTTCGCTTTGTCTCGGCTTCACCGCGAACAACTTGTTTAATAGCACGCTTCATAGGCTTGGACAGCTTAGCAACTGCCTTAGCCTTAGGAGCGGGGCGTCTGCGCTTAGGAGCAGAACGACGGGGGGGCATTATACTTAGTCTAAACATTTTATCTCGGAGATTCTCCGCACAAGCGCGCCTCTGTTAGAGGCGTAGCTGTAAAATGTATCTGGGTGAGCATTGGTAGTGATAAACACTTTTGACCAACGAGCACCCACGTAACCACCTTTAACGGGGACTCGGTACTTGTACCGGTCTAGGACTTTGAGAAATTCTGCAAAGGGAATATCTGCTTCAAAGTCATCTAACAATAAGACATCCTCGCCAGCATAGCCGTCCCACCAGCTGCCAGAGGGTTTTGAGTATACGTTTGGATAATTATCCCACACGTATCTTGTCTTACCTGAACCCGGAGGACCATATAACCATGTTACATGAACCTCCCGTTCTAATGGAGCAATTGAGAGATTTTGGAGACGTTCTAGCGCGCGAATCGCCGGGAGTAACTGTGGTTGGTCTTGAACAACCTCTAATATAGTTTTCCCTGCTATAACCGCCGCTGATGCAGCGGCCCAGTCAGTTCTCTCGCCCTGCCGGGATATTTCACCATACTCTTTGAAATCTTTCTGCTTCTGA